GTTTCCCAGTCACGATCGAGCGGGCGGTTGGCAACTTAGACCGCGCCTTCAATGCTCTAGCTGGCTTTTTAACTATCAGAGCACTCCAACAGTATGCTGATACGTTCACACTGTTGCAAAACAGACTTAGACTTGTTACTGAAGGCACGGCTGAGCTAAATGTCGTGACGGAAGAGCTATTCGGTATCTCTCAACGTACGTTCACTCGCTTAGAGGACACCGGCACGCTGTATGCTCGTTTAGCACGTTCTGTTTCTGAGCTGAATATTACTCAGCGTGAATTGCTGGATATTACTGAATCTATTAACCAAGCAACAGCACTTTCATCGCCAACTATCCAAGCCGCACAAGCCGGTCTCGTACAGTTAGCGCAGGCTATCGGTTCCGACCGTCTACAAGGTGATGAGCTTCGTTCTATCCTAGAGAATATTCCACGAGTTGGTCAAGCTATCGCTGACGGCTTAGGAGTACCATTCCAGAAGCTACGTGAATTAGGTGCTGAAGGTAAACTAACGGCGCAAGAAGTATTAGGAGCCTTAGAATCGCAAATTGATGTGGTTCAAGCAGAGTTCTCTAAGTTTGTACCTTCAATCTCGTTTGCGTTAACCCAATTAGATAACGCGTTCCTAGCCTTTATCGGTCGGACTGACCAAGCAGCTGGCGCGTCTCGAGCTATTTCATCTATCATCAGTACTCTAGCAGATAACTTTGATACCTTAGCGACAGCAGCCTTAATCGCAGGCGCAATCCTAGCTGGTGGCGCAATTGCCAGTGGCTTAACAGATATTGCCACAGGCGCTCGAGCTGCAGCAGCAGGCTTAGCGGCATTATCTGCTGTAATCGTGGCAAACCCAATTGGTGCAATCATAGCAGTTATCGGTGTGGCAATTGCGGCCCTTGTTGGTTTCCAAGATAAGATTCGACCTTTCGAGAATGAGCTTATCACTCTTGGTGATGCCTTCAGCGCAGTGAGTTCTATCATTAGCGAAGAATTCACAGCAGTATGGACACAGTTTGAGCCGGTATTTGACCGCTTTGTTGCTCGAGTACAAGCTTTATGGGCTGAAGTAGTGGACACCACAGGCTTTGGCCTTGGCATCCTAGTTGACCTATCACGAGAGCAGGCAAACAACTTCATCGGTTTCTGGGTAGGTAGCTTCCGTGCACTAGGTCTTATTTTCGAGCGCGGATTTGATGCTCTTATCGACACTGCACGTACCGATTTAGTAAACCTGGGTAACGTAGTAATCGATGGCTTAGAAGATGTTGTCAACTCAGCAGCTGAAATCCTTGACTTAGATAGCCTAAGAGTGAATATCCCTCGCTTAGAGGTTGACTCTGAGGCAGCAGCCAACGCTGAAGCATTCGCCTCTGACTTTAACGCTATCCTTGAAGATGCTTTCAACACTGACTTCATTGGCGACCTTGCAAGCTCTACCTCTGGAGCGCTGGATGACATCATCACCCGCATCAAGAACCGAGCTGCTGAAATCGCATTGGCTCGTGAGGCCACACGTCTACAAGGCGAAGATGCTCTTAACCGTCAACTAGGTTCAGGCTCTGATAAAGACCCTGATACTGATGGCGCTTTAAATAAAGTACGCCAGCGTGGTAAAGAGACTTCAGCTATTATTGCTAACCTACAGCGTGAAGTAGCGGGTCTTAACCAGCTATTAACCATGGGTACTACAGACGCGACTAACTTCGCAGCAGCTCAAGAGATTATCAACCGTCAGCTTCTTAACGGTCGTACAGTGACAGACGCTCAAGCGACTGAGATTGCCCGTTTGGTCGCTACGCAGAATGACCTCTCTGACTTGTTAAGCGAACAGCAGCGTTTACTTGAGACTGTTAACGGTGCTCAAGAGAAGTATGCTCTAGGCGTGAGAGCGGCGGATAACTTACTGGCGCAAAGTTTGATTACTCTAACAGAGTATCGAGACATTATGCGAGATGTTAACCTTGAGCTACTAGACGCTGGACGTAATGCAGAAGACGGCTTTGCACGTGGACTTATCCGCTTAGAAGACGACTTGACAAACTTCGCTCAGTCGGCTGAAGACCTATTAACCGGTACATTCGGCAAGGTTGAGGATGCATTCGTCAGCTTTACACAGACCGGTAAATTGAGCTTTAGCGACTTGGCTAACTCTATCCTAGCGGACCTTACTCGAATCGCCTTCCGCGAGTCAATCGCTGGTATCTTTGGCGGCGGCGGTACAGGGGGCGGTGGAGTGTTTGACTCTATCTTCCAAGGCATCGGTGGATTCTTTGGCGGTCTAACTGGTTTTGCTCGAGGCGGTAGCTTTGACGTTGACTCAGCTAATTCACTGGGTAACGTAGGCGGTACAGATAACCGTCTAATTGCTTTCCGAGCACGTGATGGTGAAAATGTGACAGTAACTCCACCAGGTCAAAATGCCGGCGGCGAAACGGTCAATAATTTCAACTTTAATATCAACACACCTGACGCTGATAGCTTCGGTCGCTCACAGTCACAGCTTATGGCTCGTGCAACCGCAATGGCTAACAGAGCAGCAGCGAGGAACAACTAATGGCACAACCTTTTGTAGAAGAACGATTGCCAGAAGAAGTAGAGCGTGGGGCCGTTGGAGGCCCTATGTTTAAGACAATCATCACACCTCTATACTCTGGCCACGAGCAACGAAATATTTCTTGGTCACAATCCAGAGCAGAGTGGGATATTGGTTACGGCCTATCACACTTGAAAGAGGGTAAGTCTCAATCATACCTGAACGAAGTGATTGCCTTCTTCTACGCTAGACGCGGTAGAGCAGTTGGATTCCGTTTCAAAGACTGGACTGATTACGAAGTCACTGATGTTACAATTGGAGTCGGCGATGATGCTGAGACTGATTTCCAGGCTGTTAAGATTTACAATGAGAGTGGCCTTGCTACTTATACCCGCATCTTGACTAAACTAGTCACAGGTACGGTAGTTGTTAAGATTGATGGTACTCCAACAGTCGCGTTCTCAGTTGATGTTGACACAGGCATTATCACTATGGACACTGCACCTACTGCAGGCCAAGTAATCACCTTGACCTGTGAGTTTGATGTACCAGTGCGCTTTGATACAGACAAGCTGGACATTACAGCTATTACAATGGATGCAGGTTCAATCGGTTCAATCCCTATTGTAGAAGTAAGACAGGACTAACCCATGAGTAGAACAATTTCTGCAGGAATGCAGACCCACATTGAGTCAGAGGTAACATCTCTGGCTACATGCTGGGAAATTAATCGACTAGATGGCGTAACCATGTACTTCACCGACCATGACCAAGATATTGAGTTCGGCGGTAACACTTACTTAGCAGCAACAGGCTTTACAAGGTCAGCAGTCGAAGAGACTTCTGACCTTTCTGTTGATAACATGGAGCTTGCGGGTATCCTTGACAGTTCAGCTATCACAGTTGAAGACGTTCGAGCTGGTAAGTACGACTATGCAACACTCACTAGCTTCCTGGTTAACCATGAAGACCCAGACACCTTTAGCTCTATACCTCTACGCTCTGGTGCGATTGGTGAAGCTATTTCCACTGCTGATGCCGAGACTTTCACTGCGGATTTCCGTGGTCTACTGCAGAACTTCGCTCAGAACATTGGTGAAATCTACCAAGAAGAGTGTCGTGCTGACTTGGGCGACGACCGCTGCAAAATCATCCTTCAACCTGATGAGATGCAGCGTTCAACGGCTTATGAGGTCGGTACTCCTTTGGTAACTGATACTATCCGTAAAGACTTAGGCGTCTATACTGATGAGCGTCGCTGGGGTGATGTTCAATGGGTATGCATCCAAGCGGGTACAACCGCTGGCACAGCTCCTACCTACGATGCAGCGACTATCGGCGTTGACGTAACTGATGGCACTTGTGTTTTCAGGTCGCAAACGGCATGGACTCTGTACTCAGATGTTGTCGAAGTCTACAGCCGTAAACGCTTCAAGCTGGCTTTTGACGGCGAGCACTTACAGTTGACTGAGGACTGGTTCAAATATGGAGCGGTTGTATTCAAAGAAGGTCCTAATACCTGGAAAGCCTACGAGGTTAAGAGCTTTGAGCTTGCAACCAATATCGTTGAGCTATTCTTGCCTGTTGGTTATGACATCTCAGTGGGTGAGCTAGTATCGATTTATGCAGGTTGCGGTAAAGGCCTTGAGACCTATTGTCGGGCACGATTCGATAACGTCGTAAACTTCAGAGGTGAACCGTTTATCCCTGGTACAGACCAAGCGTCTGGATACCCTAACCCTAAAACTGAGTAGGTGATACCATGAATGATATTGTTGAAGCTGCTAAGAGCTTCCTCGGTGTTAAGTGGGTTCATCAAGGCAGAAGACCTGACGCAGTAGACTGCGCAGGTCTTGTTGTTTTAACTGGCAAGAAAGCTGGCGTGCTTGATGAGAACTACAAAGACTACATCAACTATAGTCGTCGCCCAGACGGCATCCAATTCAAAAAGCAGTTCGACAAGTATGCAGACCGAGTGGCTTGGAATAAAGCCCAGGAAGGTGACATCTTGATATTTGGCGAAGGCATCTATAATTTCCATTGTGGTATATTATTCTTTAAACACGGAAAACCACACATGATTCATGGGTATTATGAATCAGGCAAAGTGATGGAAACTCCACTCACTCCGTACTGGCTCAAGAAGATGAGCTTGGTCTATAGATACAGAAGGTGAAATAATGGCACGTATTGTATTGCCAATTGCAGGCGCAGTAGTTGGTTCCTTCTTTGGTAACCCAGCTGCAGGTTGGGCTATCGGTTCCGCTATTGCTGCAGTTGTCGACCCAGTTGAAGGTCCAGATATTACCCAACAAGGTGCAAGACTATCCGACTTATCCGTTACTAGTTCCACGTATGGCGGATTTATACCCATTTGTTGGGGTACGTCTCGCCTCGCGGGTAACATTATCTGGGCTTTACCTCTTGAAGAAGAGAAAGTAGTAGATAAACAAGAATCCGGCGGTAAAGGCGGTGGCGGTGGCGGTTCTGTAACCACTGTGACCTATAACTACTATGCTACCTTTGCGATGGCATTCGGTGAAGGTGTGGCTAAGGATGTTATTCGTATCTGGGCCGACGGTAAGTTGCTTTATAGTGCATACGATGAAAGCGACCGTGACCTGGCAGATACTCCGGACCAAAACCTCTTAGACCTCGGCTACGAGGATTTTACTTTTTACCCAGGTGATGAAACACAGCTTCCTGACCCGCTAATCGTGGCAGATAAAGGTGAACTGGCTCCAGCTCATCGCGGCATGTGTTATATGGTATTTGAAAGACTACCTCTAAACCAATTTGGTAACCGCATCCCTAATATTACCTGTGAGATTGCATTCCAAGACGTCAACACTGAAATTACTCCGCTATACGCTGACTTAGATTCAAGCGTAGGCATCCCTGCAAATGCTCCGGCATATATTGACTGGGACCTAGGTAGAGCATTCATCCACGACAATGGCGATAATCTGACACGTTACGACTTCAATACTGGTAGTCCTGAACGTGGCACTCAGACCTCAAATATCACATCTACTGAAGACTTAGATGCCGGCATCTCATGGTCATTTGGTGATAGTCCTAGTGTAGTCAATAGTATTGATAGCCGTCTGTACTGTTTGATTAACGATGATAATGCCTCTAGCGCAGAGTACTTTGGCGCAATCAACCCATTTACTTTGAAGGTCGAAGAGTCTGTTGCCTTTGGTGGTGACTTTAAGACTGATGAAGATGGCTATAATATCCAGTTCGCTACTGTTGACTCGGCTACAGGTCCAGAGCAATATGCCTTTGTAACTGGTAAAGACTACAATGGCACTGACGACTGGCGCTGCTTTATGTTCAAGCTGCCTACGTTAGGCCCAACTTCAGCTATTACTCTTATCGGCTCATTCGATGCAACTGATGTAACAATGGACCCTCCTTTTACTACAGTATCAGGTGGTGTAGCAGGTTGGATTAACTCTTATGTGCGTCCAACACAGTCAAGCATCGTGCAAATCTTCCTATTAGGCGGACGCGGTTATCCAGGAAGCGGTACAGGCTCCGGTGACGAGAATACGCTCTGGTATGTAAATGAACTCACCGTGCAGCCTGAATTTGGCGCTGTCATCCAAAATGAGCGTAAAATCTGTGAATTCTCGCTTGCAAGCTTAGCTACGGAGTTTCCTGAGCTAAATATCCCCGCAAGTGCAGAGGTTCGAGCGCTTGACCAACTAACTTGGGATGTGGGTGACAATACTAGCTTTATGTTCAGAGTGAACGTCTACGATACAGTAGGCATGACTAACACTGATTACTGGTTCAAGTGGGATATTGAGCTTGATGCCTTCGTATGGGGTTCTGACGACTTCGTACTTCGTGCTAATGGTGCTACAACCTATGATGTCGGCGTAGAGCTTAACTCAGTAGCCTCGAATACAACGGCGTACTACAATGACAGCTCTGACGAGCTTGAAGTATATGATACCCGTAATGGCGAGTTAGATTACTCTACTCCTATTAAAACAGGCTTTACTTCAAACCAAGATACTCAGACCTATAATATGGTTAAGGGTAACTTATGGGTGACAAGTACATCGTCTGATGTAGGTACAAACCAGGCGGTCTTCCGTACGAAGAGTGCAAACGGTGAAGACGCCAACGTTCAAGACATCATCGAAGATATTACTACTAAAGTCGGCTTAGACCCTAACCTATTTACGGTAACAACTGCTAAAACAGTTAAGTCATACCGCATCTCTAACCTAGGTTCAGGTCGTACGGCTTTGGGACCGATTGCTACTGCCTTTGAACTGGACATCATCGAATCTGACTTTGGTCTAAAAGTGGTTGAGCGCGGTCAAGCATCAGCTACTAATATTCCAGACGACGACCTGGTGATTAAAGGTGATGCGAACATCTATACCGAGAACCGAATCCAAGAAGTGACCTTACCTGCAAAAGTAGGTATTACTTACTTTGATAAGAACATTGATTACCAACAACGAACTCAGCAAGCCAAGCGTATCCTTAAGCCTACGTTTGCAATGAACTCGTACAATAGCTTATCAATGGTTCTACCTATGACTCTCGAGCCTGACTTTGTTAAGCAGCTTGCTGAGAAAGTCATGTATACTTCATGGGCTGAGCGAGTTTCGTACTCGTACGACTTGCCTCCTAAATACTTAGCGCTTGAGCCAACTGATGTAGTCACTGTTGACTTCCCATCGGCGAGCTTTGAACAGCGTCTATCAGAGACGAGTATCGGTACAAACCTTAATATGGGCGTTTCAGGTATCTCAACTGATGCTGCTCAATACGTATCAGACTCTTTTGCTGACTCGAACCTAGGCTTCCGTCCACCAAGCTTACCTGCTCCTGAGCAGACTCGTTACTTCTTGCTGGATACGCCTCTACTTCGTGATTCGGATGCTAACAATAGAGCTTCGGACCAAGTCTACCATGCAGCAGCTGGATACGGCGCTGGAGCATGGCCTGGTGCAACAATTAACCGTTCGCCTGATGGCAGTATTTACACAGCTATTGAGCAAGTGGTGGTTGAAGCTACCTGGGGCCATTTAACTAGTGTGCTTCCTGATACTGATTACCCATTTACTCCTGACACTGAGACAACTCTCACAGTGACATTGGTGACAGGCGCACTTGAGAGTATTACAGACTCACAACTATTGAGTACCAACGACAATGCAGCAGCTATCCTTAAATCTAACGGTGATATTGAAATCATCCAATTTAGAGATGTAACTGCTCTCGGAGGTGATAGTTATGAACTCTCGTACATTCTCCGCGGTCGTCGCGGGACTGACTATACTGTTAACGGTCATACAACCGGCGAAGTATTTGTTCTTCTAGCTCAATCAAACGTGGTCAAAACAACCGTTGACTTAAACACTATCGGTCAGACGCGTTACTACAAAGCGGTAGGCTTTGGCGCAATCCCTGAGACCATCCAGTCTCAAGCATTCGCGTCAGAAGGTAATACCCTTAAGCCTTACGCTCCTGTAAATGTGCAAGCTGTGCAAGATGGCTCTGATGTTGACTTATCTTGGGACCGTCGAACTCGAGTAAACGGTGGATTACGCGACGGCACTGGCACAGTACCATTGAACGAAGAGACGGAAGAGTATGAGATTGAAATCTATGACGATGCCGCTCAGACTACGCTTCTTCGGACTGTAACAGGTCTAACATCGCCTGAGTACACTTACCTAAGTGCTGACTTAACTACGGACTTTGGCGGTATTCCAACAGAAATCAACCTAATTGTCTATCAAATCAGTGCTGAAGTCGACCGCGGCTTCGGAGTGCTGAGAACCGTAGAGGTGCAATAATGTCAATCAATCTTCTGTGGTCAGAATTGGCCACTTACCAAAACAACAAAGAGGCTGTGATTAATACTCAGCGAGGGGAGTTTGATGCTGCCCTCACTGAGCTATATACAATAACTGGAGACACTTCTCCGACTTTAACAGTCAAAGAGTTTTCTAGAATGGTAGCCATTCAGACGGATGGAGCGCAAACTGCAACTGTTACAGTGACAATCCCTCAGGTTAAACACTTCTTTCTAGTGGATAACACTGCGTCCTCTGAAACATGTGAAGTAGACAAAGGCTTATCCACTGTGCTTGTTGCAGCGGGTAATGCCGCTATTCTATATAGTGATGGGTCGCAAGATGGGCTGACAGTTTTGAATGAGGTTGTTGCTATCCCTACTACATACGTTGCTACTGCGTATGAGGATGATGTACCAACCGCTAATAAAAATGTGCTACTTGAAATCCTGCCTGTTGCGGGAGATATTCCATCAGGTGCTACAGGTTCTGAAGCTTATGCCGCTGTAGCTTCTGCAGCTAACTATGACTTTGACCTTAAAAAGAATGGAGTATCGTTTGGCACTTTAACCTTCAGCACTGGCGTTAATGCCGGCAGTTTTACGGTAGCATCATTAACATCGTTTTCTGCAGGTGACCGCCTAACTATTGAAGGCGCGGCAACTCCAGACACCACCTTAGAAGACATTTCATTCGCTATTCTATTCGAGTAAGATTATGAGTAATAACTTAGATTTACCTCAATTGTCGGCCTCGCAAGGCCAAAAAGATGTCACCATCAATGAGCAGGCTGCGGCTATTGATGCGGCTTTGACTGAAAGCCTCAGCCTATCTGGTAATACTCCTACTATTACTGATGCGGAGTATCGCGAGAATATAGTTCTAGTCATGGACGGCTCTCAGTCTGCGGCGGCATCGTTCACCGTGCCAGCTATAAAGAAGCTAATCTTTGTGGACAATACTGCCTCTAGTTACCAAGTAACAGTAACTCGCGGTACAACAGACGTGGTCATTTCGTCAGGTAAGACACAAATCTTATATACTGACGGCACTGCAAACGGTCTGACGAGCTTTGCGGTCGAAGCGCCTAAGCAAGCGGTATCGTACTACGCCGAAGGCGCTATCGGCACGTCTGAAGTCATCGGTTCAGCTGTTTTGGCTTCAACTCTGACGCTTCTTTCTGGCTTAACCGGTTCTTATGCTTATGCGGTAACCGCTCCTACTAGTGCCTATACGTTTGACATCGTTAAAAACGAGAGTACCACTCTAGGTACAGTTAACTTCGCAGCCTCGGCTAATACAGGCACATTTACCTTCTCGTCCACTGAAGTATTAGCAGCAGGCGACCGTTTATCAATCCGTGGTCAAGTATCCACTGACGCTACTCTAGCAGATGTATCGGTAACTTTAGTAGGTAATTAATATGGCATCAGTAAATATCGTTATCAGTTCGGGAGACATTGACGCTACTTTGACTAACTTCCCGTTAGTTATTACTCAGCGAGACCTCCCGTCTGAATTCTGGAACGACGCTACTAGCTCTAACATCCAATGTAAGGCTGAAGGTGGCGGAAGTGACTTATTGACAGAAGTAGCTTGGTGTGATGTACCTAATGAACGTTTAAGAGTACATGTTTTAGTGCCATCTATTTCATCTTCAGCAGACACTACCATTGAACTGCACTGGGATGTAACACAGACCAACACTGGCTCGGTGTTTACCATGTATGACTTAGTGGTGCCTATGCGTCTAACTAGCCAAGGTGATTTGGCTAACTATGGTTCTGATGCAGCAGGTTTAACGGTTCAAGGGCCAAGCGCTATAACCTGGAGCGATGCGAATGGTGCCAACTTCCCATCAGGCGATGCGTCTATAGACGTAGACGTATTTAGTTCTACCTCTGATGAGTACTACATGAGTGTGGCAGCTGAGCTAGATACCCAGCACCTACGTAATATGATTAGTATTCGAGCATCTACTTTTACCCTAGCCAATGACCGTTTAAGCACAGGCACAAGTGGCGGCTCTATCGCTACTGAGCTTATTGCTTCAGCCAACCCTGAATCTGCTTTTGACCCTACCTTTGCGCCTTTCACAGCACATCTACTTAGAACCAATACAGCTGGAGCCGCTACTGCTTCAGTATGGGGTGACGGCGGAGATAAAGCCTCTGCTGCTGTAACTAATGACTATGACTTCGACGAGGTTAAAATCGGTGAGGAGTTTGATAGCTCAAATGACTGGGAAGGTAACATGCGAGAAGCTCGCGTAACCTTAGACCCTAGTTTTATTACAGATGCTTGGGTTAAGTTTGAGAGCTTAAATATGCTCTATACTGACGACTACACTGTTACAACTGGGCCTGAGCCTGCTCCACCTCGCCCTGTGCGCTCAATTAAGATTAACCAGTACCAAGGATAGATTATGATTCTTTCAAATTGGATAACTACAGGAGTTATGGTCTTTGCGGCCGTAACCCTGGCGAACGCAGAACCGCAAGAGTTCACGCCAGAAGCCCAGCAGTGTATGATAGACAACATCTTTTACGAAGCGAAAAGCGAGCCTCTTCTCGGTCAGATATTGATTGCGGAAGTGGTTAAGAACCGCACCGCAGACCGTCGCTGGGGGGACACAATCTGTGAAACAATCTATCAACCAGCGCAATTCTCCTGGACCTTTGCGCCAATCTACAAACTCTGGTTCTTCAAGCAAGACAACCTTGAAGAATATGCCGCTATTGCTGCAAACAGTCATATTCTTATGCATGCTCCTACCCCGCGTGGCTACGAAGGTGTTAATCATTATCTACGTTGTGACCATAAAAGTCCGGAGGGTTGGGAAGATAAGATGGAGTTTCTTGGTCAAGTTGGTGCACACTGTTTCTATCGCGATAAATAAGCTTCGGTACTCAGCACGTTTAGTACGTGTCTTGAAGCATAATCGAAAAGGACAGGCAAATGAACGAAGAGCAAACAGAAGCTAAACCGACGCCTAGGCTAGATACATGGCCTAGGCGTCGTCGTATGATGCACTTAGTCTTGGCGTTTTGCATAGCCGTAATATGCTATTGTTTGAAAGCTGAGCCTAAGTATGGTGAAGCAGCTATTGAGTACAGCTTCATAGTAATCGGGTTAACAGTTCTGGGTTACGTATTTGGCGCAATATTGGATGATAATGCTGTAACCTTATTTAAGAGGAAATAATTATGCCTTTTATGCAATATTTTAAATGGGGCGGCATTATCTTGTTGTTACTCATACTATTAGGGGCTTGGACGCATTACAATACAGTAGTTTCCGAGCGCGATTTATTAGCGCAGAATAACGCTGTGCTGACCGAAGCTTTTGAGCGGGAGCAAGAAGCAACAAAAAAGCTCCAAGCCTTGTTAGACAAGGCTTACGAGAAGTTTGATAGATTTGAAGCAACTCTTGAAGATTTCTCGGAAAATCAAAAGACCGCGCGAAAGGAATTGGAGGCACTCAATGGTAAATTTCGAAAACATGACTTGGAAGAGCTTGCGAAAAAGAAGCCAGGGCTTATTGAAGATAGGCTTAATGATGGCACTCGTGACACTTTCAGGATGCTCGAAGAATCTACTGAGCTTAGACCCGACGGAAGTGGTAGTGAATGAGCCTAAGGTCATAGTACTCCCGGACCCCCATCCGATTGAACTATACAATATTAACTGGGAAGTGATTATAGTCAAAGACCCGGACGGCACAGAGAAGGTTTATTTCGCTTTGTCCCCAGGCGACTATGAGAGCTTGTCGCTCAATATGGCGGAGGTTCTTCGTTGGATTAGTGAAGCTAATTGGCAGCTTAAATACTATCAAGACGAGGCAAAAGATTATGGCAATGACAGAGGACGAAACAAAGAGAGTAGTCCAGATGACGGTGAATGAAGTCGTACCCCACGTGGTCAAAGAGACTCTCACCAGTTACGGTATTGATGCATCGAATCCCATCGAAGTGCAGAAAGACCAGCAACATCTCCGTAAGTGGCGAACACGTTTAGACACCGCAGGCGGTCGATTATTCTTGGTGGCTCTATTAGCCATCGTCGGCTTAGGCACCCAGTTCTTAGGTGCTGGTGCGGTAGACTGGCTCAAGAATCTAGTAGCATAATTCACAAAGGTAGCTTAGGCTACCTTCTCTCATTATTGGATTGGAGAAATACCATGAAAAGCAATACAGGCAAGACTTATAGCAGAGAACATTTGGAGGCAATCTATCCCTTTGCTATCGGCCAACAAAAAGTGTACATCGACTATATGCTGCAAAATGATTGCTCAGCAGCGTATACGGCAAAACAACTCGGTAAGAATTCGGCTACAGTTGCACATGCTGTACAAGCCGTAGAACGAAAAGCCGCTAAGTCTAACGTTGGACCGGACTATTTACATCTCACCCAAGGCGGCCCTCTGGCGCCAGGTCAACAGTTAGGCAAGCAGACAGTTCACGTAAAAGACGGTAAGGTTGAGCAGGTCTGGAACCGCTATGAGTTTGATAAAGACTTTGACAAGCTTGAACTCCTAAAAGAAGCAATCGACCACATGCTGGCGGACTATCCGGCTGCAGAACACATTGACCGTAAACGTCACAACTACTACGACGAAAATGTCATTCCTTGGTATAACATTGGTGACGCCCATATTGGTATGCTAGCCCATGAAATGGAAGTTGGCGAGAACTTCGATATTAAGAAGGCGACTCGCGAATTATCCGTTGGTCTATGTAGCCTCATCCGCAATACTGAACCTGCAGCTAAATGTGTTATCAACGACTTCGGTGACGCAACTCACTACGAGAACATGGCCGGCGTAACAGAAGCTAGTGGACACATGCTCGATTGTGATGGACGCTTTGTTAAGATGATTCAGGCATATGTTACCGTGATGATTGAAGCGATTGATACAGCCCTTGACGTTCACGATGAAGTTGACGTTATCAT